ATCTTTGACAAAGACCTCTATGAGGAACTGGAGGAGGTGGAGAAAGAGGAGAGGATTGTCTACAAGGCAGCCCTGAAAGAATTTGTCCAGACCTTATAGTCATGAGGATACTATCGGAACGCAATGTGGCTCTGCTCCTGATGGGGGCAAAGACCACAGGCAGCATGGAGGAGGGGTACCACATGGTTGTGGAATCCCTCTACATCGATGAGGCAAAGGAGTTGTTTGAGTTCTGCCAGTGGGTGGACAGGGAGGTGGGAGGCTGCAGCCAATACAACATCCAGAAACTTTGGCAGGCTTTTAAGCACCCCAATGACGCAGACCTCATGATCTTTGTGAAAGACCTCAAGGCTAAGATCGCCATGTTTAAAGCCTTATAAATGGAGGAGTTCAAAGTCTCCGCAAATTGTGATGACAGCCTCCTCTGGGGGGCTGGAAACAAACTCCAATAATAAAATGAACACTCCAGAAGTTGAGGCAGTAGAGGTACCCTGCCCAGAAAAAAGGTACGAAGACAATGCCATCACAGAGGTGAGCATTGAACTGACTTACAAAAAGTCCGATCCCGACAGCGACACCCCTCCGCTGGTCAAAAGAACCAAGAGGAGATTCTTAGGACTCCTGCTCATACAGGAGGTAAAGCCATGGGTTGATTCCCTGTTCCCCAGCCACCAGTTCCTCAAGATCAGGGCTACTGCCATCAAGGTCTACATGGGGCTGGAAAAGAACCCTTGCGATATCACCGTGAGGGAGGACTACCCACCCACGCAGGAGGATATCCAGCAGGAGATCGCAGACCAGATCACGGACACCGATTTTAAGGACTTTAATGCGATCCCGTAAATGGCACCAACCAATGAAATAGTGGAAGGGCTACCCTTGGGGGATGCCCCCACGCAAATCCCCAGCAGACCTCAGGATGCCACCATTACGGTGCTGACCTTCATCACCACCAATAAACTGGGGCATGAGAGTGAGCACAAGAGGGTGTTCATTGGCAGGATGGACACCAATGAGGAAATCAAGCAGTTTGCAGACACCCAGTTCTCAGACTTCGTGACAGAGGTGACCCTGCTGACGATCCAGTTCTACACGCTGGAGACCTCCACCGATCCATGCCAGTGCATCCGATGAAAAGGCTGGCTGCAATTCTGCTCCTGATCTCCAGCCTGTGTGCTGGGCAGGACAGGCAGGACACGATCCCTGTTTACATCTTTGCCGATGATACCACCTACCGACCTGATATCTGGTACCAAGTGGAAGACCCAGAAGGGGACTCCTCAAGGAATGTGCACTACTCCAATGAGTACTATACCACCCTCTGGGGCTGGCAGGTCGGGGATGCATACCTTGACATGGCATACCAGCCTCTGGAGCCCAAATACAAGGTTCTCAACTCACAGATCAGGGAGAAAGACCTCCTTGGCATGGCTTTACAGCCCCCCAGCGAAGAGATCGTTGTAAATGGGGACACCACTATAGTCCAGAACCCTGAGAGGCTCTGGTTCCAAGGAGAGCCCACTGTGGCACCTTTGGATGAGGAACCAACACCCACCCTCTGGAAACGGATCGCCACCCTGTGGCACAAGATCATGAAAGGAGGGGAAGATGCTACCAGATGAAACCATTCTGACTTGCCAGTACCATGGGGAGAAAGAAAAGTCCACCCTGACCGTAGCGGAGTTCAAAGACCGATTTAAGGAAGAAGATGCCGATTGGCTGGCTGGGGTCTTGGCTCTGCTGGAAACCCAGCCCGTATCACTAAGGTTCGCCACATACAAGGTTCACCGATGACAGGTAAATCCCAGAAACCCTCTGCCCCTTCGGGGGCATGGTCTGAACCATATTTTCTAACCATAAAAGACTGGAGGCAACAGGATAAATTCTGCACCAATTACAATGACACAATTCACAGAAACTGGGAGCCTGATGCACATCGTTGCTCCCGAACAGACAAGGCAGGAAGGACTCAACCAGATTCTCAGGGACAAGATCAGGCAGCGGATCAACCATGGCTCCAACAATGCCATGGCTGCCATCCAGAGGCTGGTGGATGAGGGCAAGGTCGCACAGGACTACATTGCCCCCATCGGGGTAGAGCACAGACAGAAGGGGGAGACCCCCATCATGGTCTTTGATGCCCACGAAATGGAGGACAGGCTGCTCATGCACATCCCCACAGGCAGGTATACCATCTCCAAACTGGCTCTCACCCAGTTGGCTGCCAAGATGAACATCCCCAGCGGATATCTCTGGAACCTCTCACAGGGGGATGAGGAGCACAAGGCTCTGGTGGCAAAGACCCTCAACGACCACCTTTTGTGGACTCCCAAGGAAAGAGCCCTGATCAGAACGGTGGGCACTGAAGTCAGGGGCATCTTGTCCGACCATTATCGCAGGCTCAACAGCCAGACCATCCTGCAGGCTTTCATTGAGATGATTGTCCAGATGGGAGCCACCATCGCTGATGGCTTTATGGATGACTCCAAACTCTGGGTGGAGGCTCTTATTCCTGAGCCTGTTGACATCCCCACCAGCAAGAACGGGATCGTCTCCATTGCCTTTGGGGCAAGGATATCCTCCTCAGACTATGGCGAAGGAGCCCTTGACCTGAGAGCCTTCTTCATGCAGGGAGCCTGCCTCAACGGCATGGTCACCAACTCAGTGATGAACCAGATCCATCTGGGTGCCCGTCTGCCTGAGAACCTGTACCTTTCGGAGGAGACCTACAGGAAAGACACTGACACGCAAGCCAGTGCCATTCAGGATATCGCCAAGGGGCTCCTGAGCAGGGAGGCAATCATGGAGAAGATCGACCAGATACAGAAAGCAGCCTCCATTGAGATCAACCCTGCAGATGAACTTCGCCAGATGCTGAAGGCAGCAAGGCTCACCAAGGCTGATGTCAACGGCATCGAAACCCTGATGATGAAGAACTCACCTGAGGATGGGCTGCAGGGGGAATCCACCCTGTGGAAACTCTCTCAGGGCATCACAGCAATGGCAAGGGAGGCAGAACCCAGAAGGGCAAGAGAGATGCAGGAGATCGCTGGGGAACTGCTGACCAGAAAGGGGTAGGCAATGGATGCACGACACGAATTGCTCCAGCAGTTGAAAAGGATGGCACAGGACAAGGGCATCACGCAGGTGGATATCGCATTCTCTGTTGGGCTCAAGCCATCCAATATTAGCAGGATGCTGGAAGGAAAACATTCCTGCTCAATTGATCTCCTGATAAAAGTTGCTGATGCCATAGGAGCAAAAGTGACAATCACCGATAAGTAGGGGGGGGTCTTTGATCCCTCTCAATTAATAAAAAGTGTTAAGCCACCTCAGGGATGGGGTGGCTTTTTTTATGCCTTGTATCGTTCAAAGGTATGCAAGTCCCACTTTAGGATGATCGGGGCACTGTGAGCCTGTTTTGGGGCAAATTTGACATATTTCAGCCCATGAGACACCCCCACTTGTCACTTCAACAGGAGGGTGGTTCCAATTATCCCACCAAGGGCACCCACCCCCAGAGCAAAGCCTCTGGTCTTGTACCACTTTTTCTTGTCAGAGATGACCACATTGGTCATGGCTGTGGTGGTGAAATAGGGGTTCTCATTGGTGTAGACCACCACTGGCTTGTCCTTCTTGAACAGCCCTGTCTTTTCTATGCCCACCCAGACACTGGGTTTGCTGATCACAGAAATGCTGTCATAGACAGCCTTGCCAAGGGTGTCTATGGAGGTCTTGATGGAGAGCCATGTGTCATGGTACCCAAAGGATGTGGGCAGGGTCAGGCAGGGTGTTTTCCTGCCATTCTCAGCAGGGAGATAAACAATGACTGGGGGCTTGTCATACTCCCCAGCCAATCCTGCTGCTGTGAGTTGCTCTGTGAGCCTAACATTGGATGTCACCAATCTGAGGTTGTTGGCTTTGAGTTCTGACTCCCTGATCAGCCCCAGTGCAATGGCATTGTCCATGGTGGCAATGGTCTGATCTTGGGTGGAGACAGTCTGTCCAAGGCTGTTGACTTTGGTCTTGAAATACTGAGTGGAGTCTGCAGCAGCCAGTTCCTGTGCCTGCCTAAGTTCTTTCTTGATCTGGTGGTTGTTGTAGATCAGCCCCAGAATCACCAGCAGCATGACAATAGCCATGGCTGCTTTAATTAATTTTGCTTTCATAGGCTTGTGTTTTAAGTGGTTAACTCCTCTGTTTTAGAGGTGGTTTCAGTGGTGGTGCTTGATGTCCCTGTTCTGTTTGCCCCATAGGCTTGGATGCCTGTCTTGATGGCAATGACCACCCCAGAGGCAGTGCAGGCAGTGATGAACGCTGCCTGATCTTTCTGGAACCAACTCAGGATGAATCCAAGGACTACCATCAGGAGTGCCATGAACCTTGAGATGGTGATATAGAGGTCAAATTTGATCATCTGCCCCCCCTTCTACAGGTGCAGCAGGGCATTCATCCTGCTTTCAAATGGGGACACATCCAGTGCAGCCCTTAGTCCTGATGCCATGATCTGCTCATAGTGGTCAATCACCTTGGTGTACCTCACCCCTGTGGTGCTGTTCCTGTAGTTTGTTGTGACATTCTCAGGGTTTCTCATGGGTGCCTCCAGAAACTTGAATCCCCATGCTGGGATTGCCAGCCTGTGGGCAGGGTCATTGGGGATATCAACATCATTGATGCTCCAGCCATAACCAAACTTGGTGGGATCTGTCCTCCTTGGGTCATCCCCTGTGGGGAACCCTCTGAACTGGTAGTGTCCTATGGGGGTCAGGATGGCTCTGAGGATTGCCTCAAACTGGGCTTTCTTTTCTGCCCTCTCAGCCTCCACAATGGGGAACTGAGGGTTGGGTATCACAACAGGCTGGTATAGTTGATTCATTCTCCTGTACCTCTTGACATCAAGGATATTCCACACTGTCAGGTTGCCCTCAGCATCCTTGATGTGGACTGAGTTCCCTGCTCCCTGGAAATATTTACCCACCTGAATCCCTTCCAGTTCCCAGTACATGGCATTGCCTGTCTGTCCTGCCCAGATTTCAAAGGGGTCTTGAGTTGGTGGGTTGGTGGGGTCATAGGGCATCCACTGAAAGAATGGTGCAGGTAGGGTTTCTGGTACCTTGGCTGGGAGAACTGGCAGAATTTCCTCCATAGTCTGGGAGCCATTGCCCCACTTTGGGAGTTTCAGTTCTGCCTTGGTTTCCTCTCCCGATAAGATCACACCATCCTTGACTATTCTCAGATATTCTGGAGTCCTGACAGGCTTGCCAAGACCATAGAGAACATTGTGGGTTCCTGATTCTCTGATGGTTCTGCGACCACCACTCAGGTAGCCATAGATTTTGTAGGTTTCTGTTGCCATATTATTGTGAATTTAGGGTTGTGCTGGAATACATTGTTGGTGGTAGATTGTCTGATATGGTTTGTAGGTTCATACAGATTGCAGAGTACAGGGAGTCATTCACCTCCAAGTATTTCTGCAGGGTGTCTATCCATTGGCTCTGGTGGCACCCCCTTGTAGAAAGCATGAAAGCATCAAGACTTATCTCCATCTCATTGCCAGCCATTGTGAGGTTCTTTTTCTGCTTGAGTTGTTCCTTGATCTCCTCTGTTTCTTTGCAGAGATACTGGTATTGCTCTGTTCTCCTCTTTTCTGTTTCTGCCAGCAGACTCAAGACAAGTTCTTTATTATTGTTGACCCTCTCTGTGATCACCTCTATAGAGGTGGCAATAGCATTGACAGTGGTTGACTTTGATATAAATATACTGAGCAAAGTGCCCACCACTACTGGGATGCAAGCGATCATAATTACATACCAAAACCCCTTTTCATTTTTCATAGTTTTCATTGTTAATTATGTTGTTGAAACTCCTACAATTTTATTGCTTTTATTTGAATTGACCCCCAAAAACTTATTGACATGGCTCCATGACACCCTGATCACCTTGATATATGCTGGCACTCCCCCATTTGCCACAAAAGGCTCACCTTTGTAGCACATATCCATTCCTGAGAGGTCATCTGCTGGATTTGCTGTGACCCACACAAAAGGCTCGCCACAGTAGCAGTAGTCCATACTCAAAAAGTCAGTTCTGTTTTTCAGTGCCATTTTATGATTCTGTTAGGGCTATAGTTCCATCTACTATGAGAGTTTCTGATATTCCCCCATACATCCCTGCCTCAATCTCCACCACCCCACTTTCTGTTGGGTTCACAATGGAAATCTGGACAAGGTTCCTGTTAGTATCATCTGGACAGTTTGTTCTTATGTCAGTAGTCAGCCCTGTCAACTGCCCTCTTTCACACAATAGAAATGCAGAAACTTGTGTTGCATGGCTCTTTACAAAATACACCCCTATGGTTGTGGTTTTTCCAGCATTGCAATAAACCCTGCCAATCACCATCCTCAGTGGATTGTCAGCCGCCCTTGCATAAGTATCATTCTGAAATAGCCATTCCAAACCAGTGCCTCCTGCTGTAGCATTTTGGGATGAAATCTTGCCATAACTTCTCAAACTTTCAGAAAACCCAGAGGCATTCTTATTGATAAGCACCCTCCCTTGATTCCCATAATTCCCAGTATCTACCCTGACAGTATCTCCAGAATCATCACAGTGCGATATAGTGAACTCTGTTTCCTGTCCAACAGTAAAGGCAGCACCATTTGCCCTGCTGAACCAGTTCAAAACTTTCATCAATGAGGATGTGACCAGTGCTTTTCCATTATTGCAAAACACCCCTGAAAATATTCTTATTCTTCCTCCTGATGTGGAATAAATGCCATAATAGGTGCAATTCTTAATTGAAACAGATTCAATAGTCAAATTATCCCCCGACAAATAAAAACCATAACTATTGTTATTAATGTTGATGGCGTTTTCAATGTAGCAAGACCCACTATTTTGTGTATAAATGGCATAACTGTTCCCAACACAGTTGAATGTTTCCTTGATAGCGGAGAAATGAGAACTCAACGCCCAAGCATAGTTTCTCCTGACAATGGAAAAGTGCCACATCTCTGTATAGTCCACATTCAGTATTTGAATGCCATATCCATTAGAATTCAACCCATCCAGCCATGTGTCCCCATCTTGCAGATTGGTCATGGGGTTCCAGCCCCCTATGTAGAGAATGGGAGCAGTGATGGTGCCATCCTCCACAGGGGTGTCATTGTTTGTGGTGGTGGAAGAAGAAGCCATAGCACATTTGAATGTTTCTCTGGTATAAGTGTTCACATTCTCTGTTGCAGTCAAAGAATAGTAGCCCCTTCCTGCCTGAGATTTGGTGTTGGTGTCCCCATCAAGGTAGACTGTTGTGCCATTGATGGATTGGATTGGATACCATCCATCCCCACTGGCTGTTGATTTCTCTGCTGAGTCCTTTGAGATGAGGCTCTGCAAGTTCAGCCCATTGGTGGTGCATCCTATGAAATTGTCAATGTAGACATATTTTGATGCCTGACCTGTCACATCAGAGCCTGTGTAGATTGCTATACTTTTGACATCTGTGCTGGTGTTCCCTCCCAAATTTCCTCCCTGCACAAAGGTCGCTGGAGCACATCTGGCAATGGTCAATGGAACCCATGAACTGATAGATGGAATTGGTGGAATAGGGAACACATCAATGGGTGTTGCCCCTGCTGTGTCTGAACATAAGGCAATGTACCAGTTGTTGGCTATGACTGCCCCACTGTTTTTGAGCCAGAATGACAGTTTTGAATATCCATTCAAAGTTGCACCTGACAGGGTGCCTGTGGCATAATATGCCTGCATGATGCTGGTTTGTGGGGAGGCATCCAGTTGTATTTTCATGCAGTATGCCCCCTCTTTGGCATCTGTAGCCTTGGCAGTCCTTGTCACAGTAGTGTCACCAGATGGGTTCTTTGTCCATGCTGTTTCACACATATCAATGTTTAAGGTCTGGGCTGCATCCAGTGTGATGTACTGCTGCAGGCTCACCCATGTGGCTTTGCCTGTGGCTCCATCCAGAATTCTTGGGGCTGTGCCATTCTTTGCCACCCTGATGGTATCTCCAGCAGCAATTCTGGCTACAGTGGAACCCAACTTGAATGATTGCCATGCACAATATGTGAAATCTGCTGCTATGTGGAAATGACCACCACCAGCACAGTTCACCTGTTCTGCAGCAAAGGCTGCACTCTTGCCATAGAAATACATGGTTCCTGCTGCTGACCCTGCTGCCCATGACCCACTGGTCAGGGTGATATAGGATATTTTTGCAGTGCTGCCTGATGTTGCTCCTGTCACTTGCTCATCCACCACAGGGGCTGGCTGTGTCCCCCCAGTGAATGGAACACTCCACCAGCCCAGAGGTGTGTTGGTGGTGGCATCATTGCCTAAGTCATGGTCAAGATAAAATATCGATGGCATTATTCCTTATATTCAATTTGTGCAAGTTGTGGGTGAAAATATATGGAGTCTGCAGACCTTGCCACCCCAATCAACTGGATTACATTCCCCTCAGCACAGGGGATGTCTGCAGGGTTGGTCTGGGTTAAAGTGTCCAAAGTGGTGCCTATCAGGGAGAGGAATATCCAGCCCCCAACAGTCCAGTTCCATGTGTCATCTCTGGCAAAGCCCAGCAGGAGATAGGTGCCTGTGCCATTTGCCAGCACTGTGGCATCCACCAGCATTGCCACCACTGTGGCATTGCCAATGACATCAGCCTTGGCAAGTTGTGCCTTGCCTGAGGAATTGATCCTGACCACATCCCCAAATGCCTGATTCTCATTGGCTGTGAATGTGGTCTTGATGCCACTGCTGGAGTGGTCACTCCCAGTGAGGGCATTGTCAAGGGTGACATTCTCCACTGTGGTTTCAATGGATGTCCCCACATAACCAGTGCCTATGACATCCCCTGTCAAAATCAGCAGTTCTCCCAGAACAGGAAAGACGATAATTTCAGCCACCAGCACCTCTGTGGAGTCATCCAAGGCAGGTTTCACTGGATTGGCTGCTGGGGTTCCCGTAATCTTGCCCACAGCAGGGCTTGTGTTGAGCACTATGAGGTCAATCCTTGGGAGATGGGCATTAGGTGCATCCAGAACCACGCCAGCACCTAAAGCCTCAAAATAGGCTCCGTTGATATAATATTTAGAGGCAGACACAGTATATTCCCTGCTCTCTTCACTGACCACCGTCAGCACTCCACCATCCACTATCTGGGTTGGTTTTCTCAGGATGGTCACCAGAGAGGTTCCCCCCCCTGAGTCCTCAAATGACAATTCCTCAATCTCCTCAAATGTGGTGGGCTCCACCAAGACTGATGAGATGCCCGTTCCCCCTCCAGTGCCCACCTCAAGGCTCACCAGTTCCCATTCTCCTGTGATGGCATTGCTGTGGACATATTTATCCTTGTCTGCAGCATCTGCAGCCTGATGGTCTTTGGGGCTGTTCATCCTGTGGAGCCTCTGGTGCCCTGTGGGCTGGGGAACTCCACCTTGGAAAAAGATGCAGTCAAAGTCAATGTTCACACCCTTGTCAGCCCACTTGCCATTGAAATGGATGTTCAACTGGTCAATGGTCATGGAACTGGCTCCAAAGTCAGCAATGGGTACCACAATTGCCTGCCATGTGATCACCCTGCTGTCAAAGCCATATTTCCCATCCTTGATCACCACAGGGGTCTGGGAGATCAGGGTGGCTCCATTATAGAGCCTCAGGGACAGGTAGCACAGCCCTCCAGTAGTACTGAGCCACCTTTTGCTGGTCTTGATCATCATCACAAAGATGGCTCCTGTGATGTCGTAGGTGCTGGGGCTGTCAAAATAGATGTCCACCCCATCCAGATTTGGATTGGGGTTGGCTGGGTCTACACTTGCCCTGATGCAGTAGGTGCCAGCAAAAGGAGAGATGATGCTCTCAAAGTCGACCAGACCACCCACCTCACTGTCCCATGAGGTTGCCCATTCAACATTCTCCTGATAGATCTGTTCTGTGAGGATGGAGGGGCTTGTGGAGCCTGCAGTGATGTAGACATAGGTTAGTTCCAACTGGCTGGCAGGGTTCACCATGGGTTTCTGGGGATTGGCAGAGGGGGTGCCAGTGATCTTGCCGATGGTTTCATCTGTGTCCACAAAGATCACATCGATCCTGTCAAGGCTGGGGTCAGAATTGTCCAGTGTGATCTGACCAGCCTCACTGTGGTAGGTGGTTCCCCTGATCATGTAAAGGCAGGCAGACACATTGAAAGTATATCCTGAGTCCCAGTAGACGCTGCCTGAGAGCAGTTGGGAGATCAGGACACCCCCATCACTGGGCAGGCAGTACTCATTGCCTTCAAAATCCATGTACCACAGCAGATTGTTGTATGAGTACAGGTAGATATAGCCCTCTCTTGGGGGGCTGGAGGGTTTCTCCTGCAGGACAGTGATGGTTTCTTTTCCAATGATCATTTGTGAAAGTATTTGCCCAGTTTCTGCTGTTCCTTTGCCATCTTGGTGTTGAGTTCCCTGATGCTCATTATCATCTTGCCTGTGATGTTCATAGGCTCATTGCTGGAGAGGGTCAGTTTGTAGGTGGTCACTGTGTCCTGTGCCCTTTCCTGCACCACACTCTGCACCATCAACTCCCTGTCATAGACCCCATCAATCAGGATGTGGATGAGATCACCAGCCTTGAAAAAGCCATCAGGGAGGTAGCCTGCCTGTGGGGTGGGATCATCCGTATAGCAGTACTCCAGATCGCTGAGGTCTGCTGAGTAGAGCCACACATGGTCGATCTCAATATCTGCCAGTTCATTGGGCTGGACATATTTCTCATATTGCTCCAGAGCCCAAGCATAGAGCCTCTGTTCAGCATCATCAATATATGCCTGTGGGGGCAGGATTTCTGTGATATTGTACTCATCCCCAACCTGTAGGCTGTAGGCTGGGTTGTCCACTGAGGGGATGATGTTTCCACTCTCCTCAGTGTAGGGCACCAGATCAAACTTATTCAAATCATGCTTGTACCAGTTGATTGCCAGAGAATATCCTGACAGGTTTCCACTGGTGAAATTAACCTTGGCTGTCACCTCAGGGATGAGGTAGATAGTGTTGCCATCCCCATCCTTTTCATTGAGGTCAAAGGGCATGGCTGTGTCCACAAACTGGGTGGGGCTCTCAGGGAACACCTCAGTGATCTTGCCATTGAGTTGGGGGAAGATGTCCTCATTAATCACCACCAGTTCAATCCTGCCATTGGCATCTGTGTAAGTGGTTCCGAAGATAAAGTTCTCCAGTTGCTGCTCTCCACCCCCCTCAAACCTGATATTGTCAAATTTGAGCACTGTGTCTGTGCCTCCAAAGATAGAAAAAGAGCCCCAATCACCACAGTGAATCTGCACCTCATCCACCTCAACGAATGAGCAGTGGAATGCGGAGGATGGGATGCTGATCTCTTTCCAGTATGGGGACTCCTCAAGGCTTTTCCACATCTCCCACATATAGCAAGTCACCATGAATGAACCCTGCAGGGAGCCTTCCCTGTAGAGATATATGGTGAAATAGCCTGTTGGGTATGGAATCCAGACGGCATTGGTTCCAACCCACATCTTGAGGGTGGTTCCTGACAAGTCTATGCCTGAGACTCCTTTGTAGAATGCCACTTTGGTTCCCTTGATGCCATGCCCCTCCAGATTGGCAATCTCAAGACACAGTGATCCATGGGCTGGATTGTCTGGGCTGGATGGGTAGGTGGTGGTGGTGGGGTCATTCACCTCAATCTGAGAGAATGTCCACTCAGTGTTCTCATCAAAGACAGTTTCAGTGTAGATGGGGCTGGGGTTGCCACAGTGGAGCCTCTTGAGCCCTCCCCTGTAGTCATAGGGGATGTTCTTGCTGGAGCCCAGTGGGCACAGGGTGGTGGCAAATTTCCTGTCAGACTCCCCCTTGGTCTTGAACTTGGAAAGTCCGCTGCCCACATTGTAGACATGGTTGTGCCTTTTCTTGACTGTTGTCAGCCTGATTGAAACCCAGTACTCATGGAAACCTCCATTGCCTTGTACCTCATAGGGGATGCCAAATGCCTCACTGACCTTTTTGAGGGCAGTCAGGCAATTGTCACCATCAAAGGTGATTAGGGTTGTACCAGTGACATCAACAGTGCCAGCCTGCCAGATTTCAAGATTGGAGTCTGTGGGGACTGTCCTGTTCATGTTCCTGACAATGAGGTCAATGAAATCCTGCCCTGTCCCCACCAAGGAAAAGGCTGTCTCCCAGCCCCATCCCACAGCATCCAGATTGAACAGGAGCACTGTTTCCAGTTGGTGGGTGAGCCCCATGAATGTCAGGTCATAGATGAAATGCTCAGAGGTGATCATCTCCATGGCTGGCTTTGCCAGCATGATGAACCCACCAGCCCCATTGGTTTCCTGAGGGAACACCCTTGCCCCAATGGACAAAGGGAGCACCCTGTCTGCATGGATTTTGACCCTGTAGGTGCTGGCACCTTGATATTCCTCAGTGAGTTCTTGGTTCTCAATGTAGCAGTTGGCATACAATCCTGAGCCTATCACCATGCTGGTGCCATCCCTGTTGACAATATATGTGTTCTTTAGGCTCATGATATCCAGAGTACCTGATTGACCTCTTTGAGCCTGATGGTGATTTCTCCAACCATGGTCTCTGCCCTCCATTTCTTGTCCACAGTGGCTCCATCCACGCAGATGACCGTATATACCAGTGGGGTGGTGAAACCACTCACAGTGAGGCTGAGAATGCCTGAGGTGAGCAATCCTGTCAAGGTCTGCACACTGGAGTTGAATAGATCAGCAGAGGCTGCTTTCATCCATCCATGGAGCAGGATATCCCTCCCATCAAATTTGGGGGTGCTGTCCAGCATCTTGACCCCATTATACATGGGCAGATCAACAAGCATGATGTTCTTGATCTTTGGGATGTCCAGCAGCCCGATGCTTTCAGATATCCTGATGCCCAGAGAGGAGAGTGTGGTGGTTCCGAAGGTATATTCAAGGGTCATGGCTCTATATTTTTATGCCAGTGCCTGACAGGGTTGAGCCCTGTTTCTGGCTGATGAGAAAATCATGGATTTTGAGAATATAGGATGCATACCCATTGATGGATGTGAGCACCAGCAACTGCTCCCTGACAATCACAAGGCTCTGGGCTTGATTTATCCTGATGGCATTCATCTGCCCAGCGATCAGGTTGGCTGTTTCCTCAGTCACCCCCTTGATGGCTGCTGCCAGTTGATCTTGGGCTCCATCTGTGGTTGGCTTGAAAATGTCGTAGCCATAGGCAGTCATGGCATCTTGTGCTGCCTGCATGGCTGCATCAAAGGCTGGCAGGGCATCAGTGTAGGACTCCATGAATGTCAACAGGTCATCAACTATGGTCATATCACCACCAGCATCAAAGGATGCCATCATGCCTGCCTGCAGATCATCAAAGTATTTCTGGAATATTGTCCCGAAGATCATCTGGGCAATGATATCCTCCAGCACCCCTGTGACCTTGGTGTGGAACTCATCAATGGCACTATAGAGATCGCCATTTCTGAAAGCCTCCACAAGGGAGTCCCTCAGGTCATTGCCCAAGGTGCCTGTGAAAGCAGAAAATGTGTCCTCCATCTGCTGTCTTGCCTCCTCTGCTGCCTGCTGAATCTGCTCCCAGTTGTCCACCATCCTCTTTGCCTCATCACTGAGTTTCTCATAGTCTGCCAGAATCTGGGGGTTCAATTCATAGGTTTCTGGATCAAACAGTTCTCCATAGGTGTCCTTGAGGGTTGCCATCACTGGCACCACATCCTTGCCTGCAAACAGCCCCACCAGACCCCCAATAATAGCCCCTGCAGCAGCCCCGATGACGGTTCCGATCACAGGTATGGCTGATCCAATGGATGCCCCCAGCACAGCCCCAGTGACAGCACCCTCCCCAACATCACCCCAATCAACCTCCTTGGTCGTGCCCACTTGCACCAGAGAACTTCCCAGAGCATCCTCCATTTCAAGCAGTTGCTGGAGAGCCTCTGCATATTGCTTTGAGCCATCCACTGCTGCTTGGAATGGGTTCTCCACTCCGAACAGGTTAGCCCTCTGGTACTCCAGCAGTTCAATCCTGAGCAGAGCCATTTCACCTGCAGTGCTGGCAACAGCATCATCCCACTGCTCCAGAATCTCCTTGTTTCTTTGTGAGTTTTGGATGACCATATTGATGAGATCACTCAGAGCAGCCATTCCAGCACTGATCTTGTCACCAGTGGTGGCTGTTTCTTTCATCAATTCAACCACAGTGTCCAGTGCATTGCCCAGCAGCCCCACAGTCCTGCCGATGTCACCAAGGGCACCATCAACCCCATCAAGGGCAGAGCCAAGGCTTTTCATGCCATTTGCAATACCCCCAACTGTGTCCCTGAGTTTCTCCCAATCTGAGAGATCAATATCCTTTTCCAACTGGGCTTTCAGAGCCACCAGCATGACCTTGAGTTTCTCTACATCAATGCCAGCAGCCTCCAATTCAGCAAACTGGTCAGGGGTGATCTCAATGCCATCAACCATGTCCCTGACAATCCCTAACTGCTTTCTGGTCAAGGTTGAAAAGTCAGTGAATGTAGGAATGACATCCTTGATCTTTTTGATGATAAAATCAGTGCCTGTGCCTGCATAGACATCCAGTAGACCCATCTGGTCAAGGAGGCTCTGCTGGAGAGTCTTGATCTGCTCATCCCCCTGCCTCTGTCTTTCTTTTGCCTGAGCAGTGTCCCCATTCTTATTGAGTTCAGCCACATCTTTGTTGGTCTGCTCAGTAGACTTGATGATCTGCTGCTGCACACTCATGTAGTCCTCCTTGAGTTGCTTGTACCTCTGCTTTTCCTCTTCAGCATACTGTTTCTGGGCTGCATGGAGCATTGCCATGACCCCCAGCCTTTTCTGGAGCCCAGTGTTGCTGGTCTGGTCAATGGTCAGCAGTTCCCCCTTGAGGTACTCAATCTTGTCGGTGAGTTTGTCATAAGACTCAGCCTGCTCATTCACTTTCTGGGTGTAGGTGGTGATGTCCGCACCCTTGGTGTAGTCCACAGCCTCAGGCTGGATGTCCTGCTCCAGTTTCTTGAGTTGCTCTTTCTCTGCAGGGGTCAGGTTTGCCTTGGCTTTCAGCCTGTCAATTTCACTCTGGATGTAGGCAGCAAAGGTTGCCCCCTTGGTGAGGAGATCGGCAAACTGCTGATCTGCACTCTCCTTGCCCATCTCAGTCACCCATTGATAGTACAGTTCATATTCAGATTTTTTGAACTTGATGGCATTGTCAAAGGCTTTCATATCAGCATCTGTGTCCACCTTTTCAACCTTGGGCTTGGCTCCCCTGAGAGCCTCCTCTTTCTCAGCGATCTGCTTGATCTTGGCATCTACTTTTGCCAGTTGCTCCAGCAGGTCTTTCTCAGGCAGTTTGTCAGGATTGGACACGATTCTCTGCCTTTCCTTTTCGGCATCAAGCCTCTCTGCCTCATACTTTTTCAGCAGTTCATTGTAGGTGAACTGAGCCACATTCCTTTTGTCCAACTCATTCTGGAGGGCTTCAGTCTGTTTCTTGATCTCATCCTGATCAAAGGTGCCTGTGAACACCCCCTGCTGAACATCTGCAGTGGTGGGGGCTCCCTCTTTTTTCATTGCCTCAAGGAGTTTCTGGTGGTTTGCCAGTTCTGCCTGCAGTTGGTCATCAGTGTACTGCTTGAGCCCTGCATAGACAAGGTTGTTTCTGTCCTCCTGCACCTGACCTTGGAACTTTTGCAGCAATATTCTGGCTGCTGCCAGTTCACTCTCAATGTTGTTTCTGGTCATTCCAGTGGATTTCCAGAATGAGAGTTCTCCCCCCAGAGTTTCAGTCTGTGCCATGGCTTTTTCAAGGAATGACACCCTTGCCTTTGCCTTTTCCAGATCATTCTTGTTTGTTTCAATCATCACCCCAGCATCAATCTCAGCGATCTGCTTTTTGAGGTTGATCAGATCCGTCAGTTTGAGGTTCTCAATGTCATACTGGGCAAATATCTGGGGGTACATCTCCTTGAGTTTCCCAAGAGCCACCACCCTGTCAATTTCAGCCTTGGTTTCATCATTGACAGTGTTGATCAGGCTTTCCACAGCATCTTTGTGCTCCTGTGCCTTGTCAGCCAACTCTTTCTGCCTGTCTGAGAATTCCTGCTCTGCCTGCTCTGCTGCACTCACCCTGTTGGCATAGACAATCAGCAGGGTGATCAGGGTGGCAATGGCTGCAATAATTAGGGCATAAGGATTGGCAAGCATGGTCTTGTTGAACAGAGCCTGAGCAATGGTCAACTTTCTAAGCATGACAGCATGGAGCCCCTCCCAGAATGTGATGCCCTTTTCAGCCAGTGCCATCTCCAGTTTGACCATTGTGGCTGTCCTTTCCACTGCTGCAGTCAGCATCACTGCTGCCTTGTAGGTTCCAAAGGCAACAATGGCTACCTTGAGGATATCAATAAGCACCCCATAATTCTTGACCATGTCGGTGACCCCCACAATGGCTCCCTTGATAATGCCCTCATTGCTCTCTCCGATGGAGTTGAGCATCTCATCCCAAGCATCGGTCATATTGCTCCACAGCCCCGTGACCGTCTTGGACTGTTTCTCCATCATGTTGTTGAATCTGCCTCCCTCTGAGGTCATGTTGATGATGGCTTGCTGGACATCCTTGAATCCCACTGAGCCAGACTCCACCATCTTCATTATTTCCTTGCTGGACACTTCAAACATATCTGCCAGTTCCCCCACAATGGGGACTCCCCTCTCTGCCATCTGGTACATCTCCTGAGTCTGCAGTTTGCCCTTGGTCATCACCTGACCATAGGCAAGCCCCAGCCCTTTGACCTCTGTACCAGTTCCTGCTGCCACATCCCCCAGCCTCCTCACAGTGTCAACCACTGTGGCAGAGTCCTCTCCAAATGCAAGGAGTTGTTTGGTGACCCCACCCACCTCTGAAAGGGTGAATGGTGTCCTTGCTGCAAGGGTGACGATCTCACCCATCAACTTGTCTGCCTTTGCCTTGGAGCCCAGCATGACCTCAAAGGCAACTCCCATCTGCTCAAATTCCCCCCTGACATCCTTAACTGCCATGCCAAACTTCCACAACATCTGGGCAGAAAAATAGGTGCCCATTGCAGCACCTACCTTGGCAAAAGTCGTGTCCATCCCAGCACCCTCTTTGGCAGCAGTATCTCCCAGCCCTCTGACCTTCTGGGTCATCTCATCAATCTGCCTCTTGAAATCGCTGTTGTTGATCCAAGCATCAAAACTCAGGGTGCCATCTTGTGTGTTCATCAGTCAAGGTATTTTTCAATTTCACTTAAAGTGTTGAACCCCTTCACCTGATTAGGCTCCAGAGTTCCCTTTTCATCCTTGTCCCCTTTTTTCTTGTAGTCATATCTGGGCATATCGGCAAGCATCATCTGGATGTTTGCCCATGTGATGCCCCAGAGGACATATTCAAACTGCCAATGGAAATGTGAACAAATAGAGCCTACTGTACCCCAAGGGCTATTTAACCCCCTTGATCTGCTGGACTCAGATTCTCCTCCTTGGGTGCTGTCACTCTCAAGGCTGACATCAATCTGATAGAATTGATAAAATCCCCTGTGTTGTTCAGCACAACAATGGTCATGCTGAGTTCATAGAGTTTGTTGGGGGTGAGCCTCCACAGGAGCCACCTTGCAAATGGTCTGGCAAAGAGCTTGATTTTGGTCTTGTTGTTGAGGATGCCGATGGCTGCGATCATTGCCAGTGTCTTGGCAGTTCTTGTGATCTCCATCCTGCTGACACCAAGGGGGTCATCCACCAGTTTCTTTTCATCAAAGCCCACCTTGAGGTAGTACTTTGAGAGCATGAGTAGTGTCCCCAAGTATGCCTGCCTGAGCATGAATGAGTGCTTTTTCTTGAATATCCTGACCAGCCCCCTTGCATCAATCTCAAACTTGACCCCCTGACTGAGGAGTGTGTTGACTGCTTTCTGTTCTGTTGACTCCATTTCACATGAATTTGAGGAGAATTGCCCTCTGCTGGATGATCAGCAGAGGGTTTCTCCAATTACATTGACAGTGGTTTGACTATGCCACAGGGACAGCAGTCAACTTGGGCTCTGCAGTCTTGGTGGGTGCCAGAACTGTGCAGGCAATCTCAATCAGGAACAAGCCCTTTCTTGAGAAGTCTGCATTGAGTTTGGCTACCATGTTTGCCCTGCAAACAGTGAAAATCAACCCTTTCTTGGGGGTGATCTTGATGGATTTCTCAATGACTGCCTTGCTGGCTGGAGCCTCCCATGTGCTGCCATTCTTGGTACCACCAAAAACAGCCACAAGGGTGTCCACATCAGGGTTGGCAATAGAGAAATTGAGTTTGATGTCACCAGCCTTGGTGCTGGTCTCAACGGGGTCATCCACCTCCTCTACATAGAATGAGGTTTCCTCAGGGTCTGCCTCTGTGAATTTACAGGTGTTCTCATAGGTGTAGCCAAGGGTAGCAAAGGTTGTACCAGTGCCACCATCACCCAGAATGTCAGCCACCTCCACAGATGCAAGTCCGATTGTGATTAGTGCCATATTATATCCTCCTAAATTGTTGAAATGATTAAAAATAAAGTCTGAGTTCCAGCCTGAGATTCACAAAGTGTTGATCCGTTTCTGGTTCCTCAATGATTGATTGATTGATGATTCTGTAGTGGTAATTCTGTGCCAGATCCGTGTCTTGGTCAAGTGCCTCAGTCACAATCTCTGTCAGTTCCTTGAGCCTCTTTATGTCAGCCACCAGAGTAGTCTTTCCTGATATGCTCACAGCCTTGTCGGGGGCAAAGATGTTGATGTTGCAGATAGCGACCTGCTCCTCCCCAATGGGCAGGGTTCCAACCACAATGTCCTCCAGTTTGCTGTCCAGCGGTCTTTCAATATTGTAGACCCCACCTGTCATGGTGGTTCCTATACAGGAGGTCACCAGTTGGTAGAGAAAAGCATTGGTGTCAAAGGTGGTTTTCATTTGATCTTCTTTCCTAATTTAGCCATGATCATTGGCAGTTTCTGCTGTGCATACTGTTCGGCAGAGGTGAGCACATCCCTGTGGTGTTTTGCCTCAACATAGAGGGCATAATTCATGCCTGCAACTACGATCAAAGCATACCCATTCTTGTACTGCTGTGCCAGTTTCTCAGCCAGACTTTTGCCCTCTGAGAGCCCCACATCACCTCCAGAGGAGGCAACTTGGAAATCGTTCTGGACAATCTGACCTCTCACCACCACAACATAGCCCACACTGCTCCTGAGGTTGCCAGTCTGGTCGATATAGTCACCATTGCTCCTTGCCTGATTCACACACTGCTCCCCCAGATACTGGAGGTTTCTGATGATTGCTGCCTCTATTAGTGCCCTTTTCTTTTCAAGGTACTGGGCAACATCTCCTTGGGTGAAATTTGCTTTTATACCCATGCCCTGCAGTGTAGTTGATCTCTCAGGAACCTGATGATTTTACCCTCAAGCCTGACCTCCTCACCATGCATCACCCTGACTACTGCCCCAATCTTGAGGGTGGGACAGGTCAGAGGTAATTGTATCAAAGAACTGGATGTGACTGCCTGCCCATCTATGGCGGAGATGATTCTGTTCCCCCCTCCACTGACAAAACTCTCATCCCTGCATTTGGAAACCTCTACCCATGCTCCAACCTCCTCAGAGAACTCCCCTGTGGTGCCCAGAACTGAGTCACCAACTTGAAATTCTTCCAGTTTATATGGGTATTGAGTTACCATCTGTTGGAATGATCTCTGATTTTGGGTTTGGACACCATGGGGTTTTCGATCCCAAGGTCAATGCAGAGTATTTCATAATACTTTGCAAGCCCTGCAGGATTGTACTCCACGCTGTACCCACCCTCTGTCACTTTTGGTCTTGCCAGCAAGAATGGAATGATGCCAATCATGGCGGTTTTGAGCACAGTTGCATCGGAGGCAGTGTAGGTGGCTGAGGTGTCAGCCCCTGTTTCAGCCTCCAATGCAGTGATCTCCTCATCGGAGATGCTGTACCCAAAGGTAGCCAGTTTGGCAATGATGTACTCCTTGATGGTCATGGCTGGTCAGATTAGACTCCAAGGAGCCATGTGGCATTCTTGGTGTCAAGCAGGTACATCCTGCTGGACATTCCAAGAGCAGGGAATGCATTAGCCATCCCCACAGTGCTCTCAGTGAGAGGCTCCTCAGTGGAGAATTTCTTGACCAGAGTGGCACCTCTCCTTGCCTTGATGGCTACTGATTCAGTCACCTGATCATCAGCCAGAGGGGCATAGAAAGTGTTGCCCAGAACCAGATCGGGCACAAACACAGCCACATTGTCTGCAAAGGGATTCACAGCGGTTCTGGTGCCATTGATCTCAATGTTGACATAGGTGTCAATCACTTTAATCTGGGGCAGACCAGCCCTTGCCATGGCTGCATTCACTCCCTCAAGATTGGGCTCAAGGGAGGTGGAGGTGGCAAGTTGCAGCCATGTGGCAGCAAACTCAATCACCTGTGTGCAGGTCAGAAAATCATCAAAAGTGTCCTGATTCATCAGGATGAATTTGATCGGATATCCAGCAGCCTTGGCTGCTTTCACTTTGGCTTTGATGGTGGTGATGGGTACAGCAGTTGCTGAGGTTGACCATGGAATGGCAACTCCACCCTTGTTGGCTGTGGGGATGAGAAAATCCACTGCGGTTTCAGTGACGATCCCTGCATTGTTGGTCTTGCTCAAGGTGACCACACCCTGTGAAACAGCCTGCAGAGCAAGCCACTCCAGACGGGCATTGACACCCTTGAAACAGAACTCCACATCATTGTATACCCAGTCAAGGAGGGCAGTGCCCCCATCAACGGTGTTGGCATAGTTGAGCAGTTGGAAATACTCATTCAGTTCGGATTCGGTTTTGTCCCTTCCGATGGCGATCTTGGGGATATCCCCCTGCAGCCTTTCCACGATCTCCCTTGTTTTTCTGGGAGCCCTTGAGTCAAAGGCAATCACATCGGCAGCCACTGGCACACCCTGCTCTCCAGCAAGGGCTTTCCATGTCAAAGTGGGGGTAAATTTAAAAGGGAACAGAGTCGGGAAGTAGAACTCATTGAGGGTCATCTTGTTGAGGAATGCTTGCAGTCCTTTTTCATTAAACCCCTGAATCAATGTTGCTTTCATGTTAAAATCTCCTTATTGATTGAAATGGGTTAAACAAAGATGAAATGAGGGAGTGCAGCCTTGATGCTTGCAGAATATGCTGGTGCTCCAGCAGCAGCGGTGTTGACAGTGCCCCTGATAATGCAGTCCACCATGGGATTGCTGTCAGCAACGATGTCAATGGCATGACCTGTGAGTCCCACAGGGGTGTATTTGAACACTGAGTCGGAGGCAGATTCTGCCAGAGCCTCAAAGATCACATCACCAGCAGTCAGGGCAACACCAAGGGTGGTACCGATATTGATGGTGTCATAGTCGGCATTGGTGGTCACGATGGAGTCAATGGCATAGGCAGCCCCAGCAAGGAGATCAGTGATGAAATCACCTACCTTGAGGGTGTGTCCTTTGACCACCTTGAGTGCAGTTGCACTGTTGGTGGCATTTGCCTGCATCACAGCCTGCTTGATCACATGGAACAGCCCATTGGTGTCCTTTCCTACTGGTGTTCCAGCAGGCAAGACACCATCAGCAATCTCTGATGTGTCAATGCAGATACCACCTACCCAGTCCTCCAACTTTGTCAGGAACGGCAAAGGGAGAGCAGATTCAGTTTCTCTTGTATTTTGCATGGTTAAATTAATTGAAAGTTAAACAATTAGAGTTTCTTTCCTCCCAATCCAGCAACCTCTGCTTTGGCAGGGTCTCCAAATTTGGTGTCAAGATAAGTCTTGACCCCCTCTGTCAGCCCATCCTTGTCAGTTTTGGTAGATAGTACAGGTCTTGTGACATTTCCCAGCCCTTGGTCTGCCAAGTCCTGAGCATAGTCTGAATAATTAGTTTTGATCTCCTCAGCGAATGCTGTGATCTCAGTTTCATCCTTGAATGTCCTGCCCTTGATGGCTGGGGTGTAGAATTTCTCAGGCACCTCTGCCTCTTTCAGTTTGGCAATCAGGGTCTGCTGGTGCACTTTGCCCATGTTTTCAGTTTTCAGAGTCTCCATTTGTGAAAGGAGGGTCTTGTTTGTGTCGATCAGGGATTGTGCCCATGCTGGAACATCATCAGGGGGAGTGTCATCAGTCTTTTTGGGGGTCTTCCCCTTGAGTTTGGTGATCTCATCCTTGAGGGTGGTGTTTTCCTGCTGAAAGGCAGTCACCCTCCTGTCATTCTCAGATTGTAATGTGGTCAAGAGTGGGAGTACACCATCCACAGCAGTGGCAGCATCCTCATCCGTTGTCACAGTAGCAGCCAACCACGCAGCCACCCCTGTCAGAACCTCATTTGCCACCCCTGCAGCCTTTGCTTTCAGTAGTGCCAAGATTTTCTCTTTCATAGGATTTGATTTTTAAGTGAATAATTGAATTAACAAATGTAATCAGCAGGGGCACACCAGCCCCTCTTTTGGGGTAAAAAGTTATAGACAACGCCAAGCCCCACTCCTGACCCATCAACGGCACAGTGGGGCTGTGTTGCAGCCACAGGGGGGGGGAATTAATGCACTTGCATTCCTGTATATTTCGATTTACTTTTGCAGAAACTAAAATCGGAGCCACATGAGCCAGTCCTTTAAGCCATACCTGTATTTTAACGGGGAGAAAGCCAATCCCTTTAATGCCATCAACCAGAACCCACAATTTATGTTTTGGGACTATGAGTCTCACTTTGAGGCAATGTTCAACATGGGGGATTTCAGCCTTGAGGCATGGGGGCATATCGCTACCGATGATAAGGGGGAACTCCAGCAGGTTCTGGCTGCCGATCCAGTGGATAAGGAGGAGTTGTTCAAGATGTACATGTTCCACATCCTCATGGAACACCTGCCCGATAAGGCTGAGGAGGCACCCTCCGATAAGTACCTCAAACTATACTCTGAAAATAAGGTTTAAAACGATTTCTGGGCAACCACCTCAACATCGATGTAGAACTTGTTGCCCCTCTTTTCAATCTTGACAATCCTGACAGTAGTGCCTCTCTGGATGATCACCTCCTGCTCTGATCGAATAGTGTTCTGTTTCTGCTTGCCATCCCACTTCGTTTTGTACTCCCTGTAGCCTCCATAATGGCTCCATGGCTCCGCATAGGTCATCTTGGTGCCTTTTGGGCAGTAGATGTTCAGAATGACATCGGAACCTGAGAAACCGAACCCCTTAGTGGGGGAGCAGGACAGGAAAGCATCGTCATAGAAATCCTTGCCGATTAATTTATTAAGCTGAGATATCGACATCCTCTGAACATCTATATCACCAAGCATCCCACCAAGAGAATCCGATCCGATCCCCCTCTGCAGCCAGCAGTCAAAGTCCACACTGCTCCTTTCCAGCCAACTGGTTAGGTTGGTGATCTCATGGGCTGCCCCCTCATAGTTGAGACTTACTCCTGGCTTTTTATGATTCCAGTCACCTGCATATCCCCTGAGTGGTCTGTTGAATTTGCCACTACCCATTGTGTAGTGATATCCAGCCAGCCTTTCACTGTTAGAGGCATTGGCATAATGCCTCTCTGCTGACGGTCTAAACCTGTTGTCTGACACTCTTTCATTGTCCGACCATGCTGCAGCATCCTTTCTTGCCTTGGAGTAGGCAGATGGATTGCCCACATCGCTGGTTCCTGAGGCAGCAGTTGTCCCTGTGGGCTTGGGGGCTGTCATTCCCGACCTTTTATCCTTGAGGGTCTTCAGTGCACCATATTTGGCATTGACCTGCTTGGCTGCAAATTGGATGTCCTTTATCGGGGCATCTGCTTTTAGCAAATTGTCCAGATTGTTGATCAGATCATGCAGCATTGGGCTGGCTGAGGTCTTGGAAAATGCCAGTGCATCCTTGACAGATGCCTCAATGGTTGTTTTCTCCAAGAGGTACTGAGTCTTCTGGTACTCTGCCTTGACCACCTGTAACTGCTTTTTATAGGCATCCTGAGCCAGTTTCCATGTGGGATGGGCTTTCATTTGCTCCACATAGGTGATCTCATACTCAAATTTGCTGACCATCTTCTGGAGGTCATAACCCTGAGCCTTCCAGAATGCGATCTTGCTCTTAACATAGTCGTAGGCTGCCTTGGTTTCCTTTAAGCCATACTGCTGAACAGCAGCCTTGGCGTCTGGGAACAGGTCACCCATCTGGTTGATGGTTCTCCTTTCATCCCACAACTTCTTGACTTCGGTCTTGTGCCTGAGGATTTCCATCTGCTTGTCAAAGTAGGTCTTGTTGGTGCCTGCCTTGAGCCTCAGTTTGATATCCTTAACCATTGCCCTGATGGCAGGGCTGTCATAGAAGGTCGCATCGATGCTTTTTAACTCATCAAGGAATGGTTGTTTATCAAACTTCTTGGCATTGGCTGCTCTCCTTGCATCCCACTTCTTCTTGATGGTGACCTTGCGATCCATTTTGGACATCATTGCCCCGATCTCCTTCTTGCTCTTTCCTTGGGAGATGGCATTTATGATAGTGGATGAGTATTTGTCAATGGAAGGCACCGTTGCTCCGTATTGCTTAAGGACTTGGTTGATCTTTGCCTGCCATTCATTGAGTTCTGCCTCAGTTGCAGCCTTAATTGCCTTCACTGGGGCTGTTTTAGGCTCTACGGGAGGCTTGATGGCAATGGGTGGCACTGGTGTAGGTGCTGCCGCTGGAATGCTGAATTTGGGGGCTTTTACAGCCAGCCCACCAGCCAGATTGCCCCCTTTGAAGTTGTCCCTGACCCAGTAGGGTTGCTGTTTCCAGCCTTGGCTCCTTGTGAGGTTCCCCTTGACCCACTTATCGAATCCATCGGGGGGATCGGTCACCGTCTTGGGGCTCACATATCCCGATATGTCCTCCCCTGCCAGTAGTTTATCTTCTTGGGCATCAAACTCATCCTGATCCATGAGAATCTGGGTGGTGTAGCACCTACACTGGGGATGCCATCCCCCGAATTTGAAGGTCTTAGGGTACTTACCCTTGAGGTCATCGCAGACATCAGTGAAGGGCACCCCATTGAGGGTGTGGTTGTTGCTCAAATGCACCTCAAAGCCCACCACAAAGTCCAGTTGATTGGTTCTGTAGAAGTCTGAGTACCTGTATGCCAGATTGTGCTCCGTTCTGGCAATCCTCATGGCATTCTTGTGGGATGATCTGTATACCCCCTGCCCAGGGTGGTAGGCTTTGGCAGCCTTGGACAGTTGCAGGACACCCTTCTCATCCCTGACCCTTCGGAACAGTTTGTCGGGATTGTTGAGGTACTTCTTGACATCTTGGGAGAGCAGTTGGGCACTCTTGCCCTCAAACAGGCTCATATCTATCGCCACCTCTATCTTGCCCTTGTACTCATCGGTAAGTTTCCAGACCCTGCCAGAAAGGCTCATTCCAGCCTCCTTTCGCATCTTAAAGGCATCCCTTGCCTCCTCATTGTGCTGCATCCACTCTGCTGGGGGCTTTGGTTTGCCCTTTGTCCAGCCCTTGACCAGATCGTCGTTCTTTATGTTGGCTTGATACCACTCATTATCGATGCCCTCCTCAATGATGGACTTGGTCTCATCATGCAGTTTCGCCATCCATTTGTCCATAGTGGCTTTGGTCTGGGGGTAATTGGCAACAGTGTAGGGCTTGGTGGGGTCATAGTTCTTGATGGTGCCAGCCATGGCAGCGATCTCCTGCTCTGCTTGCTGCCAGAGCCTCCTGATCTTGGTGAGATAACCAATCACCCTTAACTTGTGTGCCTCTTCCGCTGGGGTCATCAGTTGACTGGTGTTGTGCTGTAGAGATAGAGTTTCTTGAATTCATCGTAGGTAACTCTCAGGAGCATATCAGTGCCTTGCTGTAGCCTTACACAGGTGCAGTCTTCGCCAGCATCATTGAAAGCCTCCACTGCATCCAGATTGATGGTGGCAAGCAGGTCGGTTTTCTCCTGCTGCCCAGTGACCACATCCTCTTTGTCGGTCACAAATACCCCTGTGAATTCCCTGTACCTCATATTGTGGGCTCACCAATGTCAGTCTGTGCTGCCCTGTCCCCTTCTTCTGTGATCTGGTCATACTCAGCATCCACATCCTCCACCAGACCACTCATCTCCACAGAGGTTTTCTGGGACATGATGGGCTTGTTGCCATTGGCTGTGACAAGGGTTTCCACAAGAGTCTTGAGGTCATCCACCATGAATGGGGTCACATCGGGCACAATCTCCAGATTGACCTCCTTGGCAAGGGATGTGTCAAGCAGGGCACAGTAAGCCTTGAGCAGATTGACCCTCCTCTGGAGGTACTCATCAAAGATTTCCAGTTTCTCCTGCACCTTGAGGTGGGCATCCAGAAACATCAGTTTGAGGGCAACACCTGACACTGCCCCCACCCCCTTGAGGCTCTCAAAGGAGATGTCGGGGGTCTGGGAGATGGTGTAGATCATATTGAGGAGGTTGCTGATCTCCAGTTTGACACTCTCAGGGGCTGATTGCCATGCCAAGTAATCAGCAGTTGCCCCATTCTCCCCCTCAATGATGGCTCCAGACTCCCCTTTCTTGGAGAATCCCACAATGGTGCCTGTGACAAAGATTTTAGGGCTGGCATGGTAGTCGTTGGTGTCGGCAAAGTTGCTCAATAGTTTCTCCAGCCTGTCGATGAGCCCCTGCACATTGAACCACTCCTGCTTGTCCTGCCTGCCATAGATCACTGGTATCTTTTTAAGGGCATTGGCAGTGCTGCTTTCCTGCACCCAGCCCTCCTTCTCCTCCTTGAACTTGATGTATTTCTCAGCAGTCCATGTTTCAAAGTACTTCACAGTGCTGTTATCGGGAGATGTGACAGTGTAGCCCCTTGAGAATGCCACCAGATCCCCCAGATTGTCATAGACAGGGAAGAGTTCATCCCCATTCAGAGGGCTGAATAGAGCCACCCTGAGTTTGAATCTGGCTGGGAACCCATAGAATTCATTCTGCTCATCCACAGGGAACCAGCACTCTGCTGCCTCTGTAGCCTTGAACATCTCCCTTGCCAACCTCCTGTTGAATGAGTTGATCTTGACCTTGGCTTGTATCTTCTTAACTGCCTCATAGAGGGTCTTCTGGGGGTCACTCTCTGGCTTGCTCTGGTACTTGACAGGGTTACCAAACAGGAATGCCACTGCCCTTTTGACAATCAACTGCTGCAGGGCTATAGCAACCCTGCCCACTGGCTCAAGGCTTGTCGTGTTGCCAGACTCATCCTTGATGGATTTGTCAGGTCTTTTGGCAATATCCATGATGTCGTGCTTGGTCTGATCGTACTGCTTTTCAATGTTGGTGATATCGGGGGCTGCAGGGTACCTTTTCTGCAGTTCTTTCACCTGATCTGCCACATTGGTGAGTGCTAATATTTCTTTAAGTTCCATTGCTGTAGGGTATTAATGAAAGATTGATGTGAGTTGCTGTTTTGACTTGAGTCTCTTGCCCAGCAGTTCCATGTAGACCACATACCTAAGGGCATCCATGGAGTGATTCTTCTCTGTGATGGGCTCATTTATGTACTTTCCGTTCTTGTCCTGCTGGTAGGTGTAGTTCCTGAATTCCTTGATGGTGTTGATTGACCTCTCTGTCACATAGATTTGCAGTTCTTGGACTCTGTTGATCCCTGCATTGACCGATCCTGCTGGCTTTTTGACTGGGTGGATGTTGATCCCTGCATTGTATATCTCATCGATGAGCCTTGGATCGGCACTCTCAGACCATATTTTGTAGGGTGGGAGCCTCTTGTAGGTCTTGATGATATCCCCTGAGAGTTGGTGAGTGAGGTAACAGTGCTCATCTACCCAGATGGATTCCTCTCTCATGCCAACCTCAAGGATTGCGGTCACATCAACTGAGTACCCCAAGTCCATGCCATAGTACCTCCTCTTGATCTCATTGGGAATTGACTCAATGATGGTGATATTTGGGTAGATCAGCCCCTCAATGACTGCCCTGATGCCCCTTCCGTAGATGTCCCACTTGTTCTTGTTGGCTGTGCCTCTGGCATAGTTCTCTGGGGTGGGCTCATAGGACATGATCTTCTTGACCACATTTTCTGGGGCAAATGGGTTGTCAATGACTGTGCTGGTGATCAGGATGCAGCCTTGCCTCATCTCCTCATGCACTATCCAGTGATCATCGGTGACATTTGGGTTGTAATCCAGCACCATAAAGCCTGCACATCGCATCTCCAACTGGTCAAAGTCCTCCTTTTGAGCCTCATTTGCCTCATTGATCCAGACCCCATCGGAGGTAAAGCCATGGATTCTCTGGGGGTCATCCAGACCTCCAAACCAGAACTCCACATTCCTGTATCTGAGGATGCCTTTGTTGTCGTTGTAGTAGCACTCCTGCATGGCACCCATCTCTGTTGCCACCCTGATAAAGTCAAACAGGGTGGTTGCCCTGCACCATGTTGCCTTCTTCCTCATGACGGGCACCCTCTTGAGTTCATGCTGGTAAAATGCCCATGTCAGCCAGAACTGGATGATGCTGGTGGTCTTGGAGGATCGTGCACCACCCCTGTGAACAAAGAGGTTGTATAGACCAGTGTTGTAAGCCTCTATCTGCTGCTCATATATGCCTGTGCCCTGCATCATTCCCCCTTGTCCTCCTCTTTTTTGGGCTTGTAGACGGGCAATACCCCACTAAAAGGCTCAATGGGCTTGTTGCCACTGGTGATATCCAGAGCATCGCCATACCCCCTGTGTTTGCCCTTGGCTTTGAGATAAAGGTCTGCTGCCCTCAGGGCTGTCTTCCTGTCGTTACTCCGCATGATGTTGATAATGGTCTCCTCAGCCACATCCAGATTCTCCTCTTGGATATCCAGTTGCTCTGCAGGGAACTTCTTCGCCCTCTGCTCAACAGCCTGTCTGCTGTAAGGAAAGCCAAACTTATCAGTAATTGCCCTTGCTGTTCTGGAAGACAGTCCTCCATTTGTCCTGTATATCGCAAGGAACTGTTTGTCTGATATTTTCCTGACCTTCTTTCCCATGGTTGACAACTTATTGCAATTGTTTCACTGGTTGTCCAACAAGATGAAACCCACTGTCTGTGGGCTTTTTGTGCAAATCGCTGGTCTTGAGTGTCTTTTTCATTTTTGGTGACATTTTAGACACAAAAAGGGCATTAAAGCCCTTAATTGATTGATTGACCGTTCTTTTTGATCTTCAAAGTGGGGTCAAGTCTGAGCATTCGGTCAATGATGACCTGACAATACTTGGGTTCTATCTCCAGACCATAACATACCCTGTTGATCTGGTGAGCAGCGACCATGATCCTGATCCAAGGAATAAGTCCTGCACGATGTTGTTGTTTCCTGAGGAGTTGTTGATTGCCCTGCCGCATAGTTCAATGGGTTTCATGGTGGGGTGCTCAGGGCTGGATTGGGGTCTGGCTACCTCCCAGATGTCGCTTTGCTTGCGGTCTCCACACCAGAATTTGGTGACTCCCTTCTTCCAGCCATAGAGAATGGGTTCATATTGCCTCTGGTAGTCACTCATGCCCATGACGAAACGATCCTTCTTCCAGATTATGAAGGTCGACCAGATCCCACCCAGTTCGATGAAGATGTTCTGGTTTGAGTACATCTCCTTGTTGCTCATGCAGATGTAAATTGCCCCCTGACAGGTCTTGAGGATGCTCTGCAGATATGCCCTTACGAAGACTGACCAGTCCTCAATGGAGAGATTGTCGTTGGTGATTGCCTCAGGGTTGATTTTCTCCTCCCCCTTTTTGGTTCGTTTCCATGAGGGGTGGTTCTTGACAGAGCCATAGTTGACATTGTAGGGGGGGTCTGTGAAGACCATGTCTGCCTTCTTGCCATCCATGACCTGTTTCACATCCTCCATCTTGGTGGCATCGCCACAGAGGAGCCTGTGATTGCCGATTTCGATCAGGTCACCCCTGACGATGTCGGTTTCTACCTCATCTGGCATCTCAAAATCATCATCCTTGACCTTCACTTCGGGATCAAAGGCTGGGGGGAGCCCCCACTCTTCCAAGGGCTGGCTGTTCCAGTCATCGCTGTGCAGGATATCCCAGTCCCACTGTCCGTTGTTGATATTGTCCCTGATGGCGATCTCCTTCTCCCGTTCCTCTGTCAGCCCTGACAGGAGGTAGGTGGGCACTTCCTTTTTCTTGAGGTAGGTTGCAGCATCAAATCGCTGGTTTCCTGCGATGATAACCAGTTCGCCAGTCCTGTCGGACAGGATCAGGGGTCTTGCCTCAAAGTAGTCGGGGTTTTTCTTGATTGATGCGACCAGAGTTTTGAAGTCATCGTCATCAATGAATCGGGGATTGCTTGGGTGCTTGTGGAGGTCTTTCAGTGACCTGTAGGCAAAGACGCCATGTTTGAACTGTTGATCCATATTTTCTGGGTTGAATTATGGCAAAGTTAGACGGAACTTACTGTCTTGGGTGCCTATTTCATAACTTTTTAAAGGGGCTGGGGAGGGGCTACAAATGAGGAAAGCCCCACAGTTCTGCAGGGCTCTCCAGTGAGTTTACGGGGAGGGTCAACATCGCCAATAATGCTGGGTGATGTCCTGTCCTCCGTTGGCATCCTCAGGAATATCAATGTACCAGAGCCTTACAAAGTCTGTCGGACTTGCCTCAGGGCTTGGGGGTGAAAACTGCAGGCATTCTGCAAAGATGATGTTCTCCGCTACCTGCTCCGATTCATAGCCCAACCAAGGGCACTCCATGGTGAAAGTGGGGGTCATTTCATAGGCAACAGCCATGACATCCACTGCCTGCATTGTCTGGGTCACACTGCACTGGGCTGGTGTGGTGCCTGCCTGAGTCGGGGGCATGGCAAGCACAAGCATCAGAAACAGTGACAAAATCGCAAAAACTGTTCTTGTTTTCATCTGATCTCCTTTTTTATGGGTGAATAATGATTCAAATATAGGGCATTCCCCTCATGATGGGGGGAGTGTCTATAACTTTATCGGGGGAGAAAACGACCACCATGCTGTCGTGCATCGGGATGCCATCGGTGACATATTCTCCCTTCGTATTTGTGCCTGAGAAACGAATCCTGCCTTCCATGAACCTGATCTCTTTGGCATTGGGCAGGATATGCCTGTGAAACAACTGGCTGCTGGTGCTCACAGGCAGGAGCAGCACACACAGTTTGCCCTTCTTGCTCTCCTCTATTGCCTTGAGGACAAATGCCTCCTTGAGTTTCCTCTCATAGGGGGGATTCACAAAGTTGCTGGTGCCCCATGAAACAGCCAGACCATCGAAGGGGCTCTGTAGGGGACATGGATCAAAATCAAACAGGAACTCATCATTCAATTTATCGTACAGCCCCTGAGGGGTTGCCCAATTGTCGGAGTGTTTCAAATTCCTGTTTTTCATTGCTGGCTGTGAGTTGTCTGGTGAGGGGAGTTTGGCTGTTTCAGCCCGATTTCAGCCCCTGTGTGAGGCTCTGGGGGAATAGTTATATTAGGCATCAACCTGTCGATTTCAGCCTGTATTTCCACGGATGTCGGGGCATATTCCCTGCCCTTAATTCTTGTGATATTATCGTGTGCAATTCGGATCAGTCGCTGGGGATCAGGATTCTGCATGATCTTTCAGGATTCTCCTGCCTTTTTCTGTGATGTAGTAGCCTGTCGGATGATCATCCCACCATACCCAGCCTTTCTGTATGAGTTTCCTGAGATATGAACCACCACACAGCCATGCTGCCTTGCCTCTGGTGGCTCCATTCCCTGTGTTCTTGCTGGAGGAGAACATGGAGGTGTCGGTGTCTTTCCACATTGCCTCAGCAAATCCTGCTGCAGAGGTTCGTTTGTCCCATGAGGTCTTGCTCAGGAATGTGAGAGCCTTGATCTGGAATGCTGTGAGTTTGATGGCTGTTTTATCTGGCATATTTCATCAGGGTATCTCTGTGGGTTGGGCACTCTGCCCTGTGGGCATCCACCTTGGACTTGAATGCTGAAAAGAGCATGGGGACATTGATCTCCTGCTCTGCAAAGATGAATGGGTTCTCCCCACTCTTTTCTACCTCCACATAGTGGGTGTGGGGATTCAGTTCTGGATTGGGGGCTATGGAGTAGCCATAATTCCTCAGGTAGTGCTCTGACACCCCTGTGATCTGGGCTGCTCTGTGCTGGCTGGTGGTCACTATCAGGGTCATGTGCTGCACCCCCCTGTAATATGAATGGACTTTGTATGTCTTAATCTTTGGGTTCATCTGGCTCTTATTTAGCCCCTACCTTGGGGCTGGTGAGCCCCTTTCTGGGGAGTGAAACCCACCCCCTGCCCAAAACTCAGGCAACCGCCAATTGCCCATGGAAAAAGTGACAGGGGAGTGGGGTTCTTTGTTTTCATGCCACCAGTTCAATGTGTGGTCTGTCATCAAAGGATTGATCGATCAGGATTTCACCATCCATGTCCCAGTTGCCACCCCAGCGGAGGTGGTGGGTGATGGCTCCCTGATTAAAGAGCATTTCCGACACAGCATGAAAGATGCCAGCCAGATAGGAGAGTGTCTCAAGGTCATAGTTTGCCTTGCCCCCAATGAAGGGGTAGATGTCGGCAGCCATCGATGGGGTCATGTTGTGCTTGCCAACCTGAGTCACCCCATCAATCTTGCTCTTGCCCTCTTGGAAGTATTTCTGCTGATCAGCCACAGACCTGTAGCCCTCAGCCACCCCAAAGTCCACATCGGACACCTTGAGGGCTGTCTGGAGGATTTTCACCAGATCTGGGTGGCAAGTTGCGATCCTGCCAGCACTTGCTGTTCCAAAGGTGTAGTTGCTCATGGCTTTGGGGTGTTGATCCTGTCAATCTCAGCAGCCAGCAATGCACCAGCGATGATGAGCCTGTCTTTGTAGGACTTGCTCAACATCTTTGTCCATAGAATCTTATTCCAGCCTGACGGGCAGGAGAAGTTGTTGCTCTCCCTTGCGTAGGCAAAAGGATTAGGGGCTGTCAGTATGGCTGCAGCAAAGGAGAGTTGACACTCATTGTTGAATTCCCTGTCCTGCTCCAGTGTCCTGTGGTGCTTGTAGATTTGCTCCGACCTCTCCATGGCGATCAGGGAGACCCCTGATGTGGGGGTTTCGGCAGGCATGGCTGACTGGAACTGCTGCCTGAAGGCATTCAGATCGTCAACCAGCGTCTTTGTGGTGTAGCCCTCCAGTAGGGAGGCTCCAATCTTGTCCCATGAAACCCAGAACTCCTTGGACTGGATATTCCCCGTCTTGATGGTTGCTGGGATGTTCAAGTGCAGCACCACCCCCTCAGGGGTTGGGTTGCTGAATCCAATGATGATCACCTCTCCTGTCATGGCTGGTTGTATTGAAATTTGTCACAGCAAAAGGACATCCAGACAATCTTTCTGGTGATGCCACAGGTACCCTGCAGCCTTGCAATGGAGTCATCCCCCCTCTTGAGGGGATGGATGTGAGTGCAGAACTGGCACTTCTTCTTGCCCTTGGGCACCTCCACTGCTGGGGGTGGGGTTGGAGGGGTCTGTGCCTTGACCTCCTTGGGTTTGGCAGGGTCTATGCCCTTGCCTGCTTGTTGCTTTGCCATAGTTTGTAATTTGAGGTTATTGAATGAGGCTTTTCAGCCCTTGATTCCTTTCTTGTGGTTTTCGATCTGCATCCTGAGGATGTCCAGATTGTCCTCAATGTAGTGCTTGACATCCCCCCTGACCTTGTTGTTCTCATAGAGCCAGACAAGGTAATCAGGAGGGACATCTTGCATCGCCTTCCCTTGGTGCATCCCCCAAGGCATGGGGGACTCATCGGTCAGTTTCTCTGCCATTACAGACCCTTTGGATTGTATGGTACCTCTATGTTGCCATCAACAATCACGACCTCAGCCCTGTTGACAGAGCCCTTGATCAGGCTGATGGTGTCAAGGCAATCCTGCCTGTTCTGATAGGTTTCAGATCCGCTGGTTGCAATGACCTTACCATTTCTGCCATACAGAGTCCACCTCCATTCCTTTCTCATTCTCTTGGCAATGAACACTTTCTTGATCTTGAATTTCATTGTTTGCTCCTTTCTTGGTTAGTTTGAATTATGGTCTTTCTCCTTTGTGGAGATCAGAATTTCCTTTTTCAGTTGATCCTTGATCTCCTTGTCGGGGTGCCCTTGGCATCCTTTCTGGTGATCAAAGTGGTTGCAATCCCCTACAGGGATGAGAGTCCAGCCCTTTTCAAGACAGTCCCCCAGATATTTCCTGACCTCCTGATCAGAGGCAGGGGAGCCATCGTCTCTGTTCAACAGACCCTCCATACTGGCTTTCCCTGCCTGCCTCAGGAGTCCTGCTATGTTTACACTCAGATGTCTTTTCATATCCAATCAGGTAGAAATAGTCCAAATTCATAGTGCCCGATCTGCACCCAGACAGATGCCCTCCAGAACCCATCTGATGGGAGCCACTGGAGCCTGTAGTGGGTGTCGGTTTTCTTAAAAAAGAATGTGGTGAATCTCATTTGTTTAACGATTTAAGCCCGACCATAATGGGGTCAGGCAGAGGTTGATCAAAGCCTATTTTTCTCCACAAATGGAGCACATTGGGGTGGTTGTTCACATAGGTACTTTTAGGGGGATGAAATTGCACCACTGTGTCCTCATCATCCCAGAACATATTCTTAATCATGCACATCATGTCCCATGATGGGGTGAGTGTGCTGTTCCCAATGGCTGCATGGACACTCAGGTGTTCCCAACCCATGCCATCTGATGCAAGGCAGAAAAGCGTGATGTTTCTGGACTTCCCCACAGCATAGGTTTCCTTTATCTTGATCTCAAATGCCCCATTATTCCCATCCCTTGATGATGACGGGAGGACACCTGAGGTAATTCTGAACGATTCTTGCACATGAAACATATCTGCTTGATTTATATGGTGAAATCCATGGCTACATCAGCCTTGGGGTGGTTCATAACTGAGGTCATGCCGATGTGCTGGCAGATGCTGGGGGTGATGCAGACCAGTTTTCCATGTACCCTGTTGATGGTTTGCACCATCCTCCAGTCCCACATGGCATCGATCAGGTTGGGCTTGATGTGCCTTTTGTATGCCTCCAGTGTGCAGCAGAGGTTGCCCCCTCCAATGGACTGCTTGATTGCCCAGCCATCCCTCTGGGTGATGATAGGGTGTGAGGTGGCATTGAATCCAGTGATGATTGTGTCAGGGGAGCCAACCTGTGCCAGCAAGTCCCACAAACTACAAAGGAACTGTGGCTTGACCAGAAAATCACTATCAAGAGTCATTATAGACTCTGGGGGGTGGTTGAAATCAACCAGTGCCCCCTCAATGCCCCTCAGCAGATTGCCTGCCACCCCAATGTTGGTGCCTGTCCTGAACTCACTCAGGAACTGCCCCGCCATGAACCACCTGCATATTTTCTCCACCCTTGGGTCAGGGGAGCCATCGTCTGTCATGATCACCAGCACCTCCGAATGACACTCCTCAATTGCCTTCAGCAGGCTGGTGAGGGTCTTTTCCAAGTAGGTGGGTCTGTTGTATGTAGGAATAACCAGTAGGTGCATGGCTCAAAAGATAAAGATTGCAACATAGTCATCCCAGAACATCAGGTGTGGCTTGTCAGCCAGAAATTGATCACAGGCTTTCTTGACCCCAGCCAATGGAGGGAACCCATAATCATGGACACAGACTATGGCTCCATCTGAGAGCCTTGGGTAGACCTGTTCCCATGAATCCATGATGCTCTGATAGAAATCACCATCCAGAAAAGCAAAACTGATCTTGTCTGGGTATCGCTGGTCTTTGAACCAGCCCTTGTGAATTATGGGCAGGGGCACATTGTACCTCTCAAAGTAGTCCATGAACTCCTGCACTGAGGCACCCAGATCACCTTTGTTGGCTGTCCTGTCTGGGCTCTCATCAGCAATGGATGGGCTGGGGAGCCCCTCAAATGAGTCGTAAACATGGAGGGATTTTGTGGATTTGAGCCTGAGAATGCTCTGGGTGTAAATAGCCATGTTGCCCCTATTACAGCCAAGTTCCACTACATCTCCAGACACCCTTTTCTGAATAGTCCACAGCAGGCAGGTCTGCACTACATGAATGTGCTTTTCTACCAGCATCATGGTGTCCAGAGGGATTTTGTTCAATAGTTGGTCAATGAGTGGGCTCATAAGTCAAGGGGTTTTCTGGAGAACACAGTAGCATTGGGAATGTGGTCAGTGTAGTTGTACCTGTACCATGGAATATTGAGCCTGTCCCAGCCATAACAGACAGCCTCAGGCTCAGTGTCATGCAGGATGATGATGTCAGCATGGTCAGCAGCCCAGTTGGCTATGTCCACCCTTGAGTACTCATACCCATCGATGAACACCAGATCGTAATGGTCTGCCAGTTGACAGTCCCTCCATGAATCCTTGCCCAGTGCAATGTGAATCTTGGCATGGGGGAAGTTGATCTGTGCCCATTTTGCCCAGTGGTCAGAGAATGTTGCCACCTCTCCCTGCTCAATGATCTCCAGAGAGCCCAGACTTGCCAGAATGGGTGTGGAGCACTCTCCCAGCCCGATCTCCAGCACACTTTTGATGTTGGATTGTGCAATCACATCCAGCAGGAGGGGGAGATGGGAACCATAACTTGCCTCCAGTAAAAATGTGAACTCCTTGTCCCCTACCTTGTAGGTGATGGAGTCCTTGCCTTTGCATTCTTGAATTTTACTCATATATCCAGTTGTTTCTGTAGATGCTCCTCAAAAAATAGTCTGAGTCCTTTTCTCTGGCTCTCAGATAAATATGCTTTTCAATGGCAGAGAACTCAGGGACAGCCTCTATGAAATTGGACAAAGCAGAATCGATACAATGGATTTCAGAGGCTCCCCTGATGATCTCATACCAGTCAAAAATACTAAAATCTTCAATCTCCTGCAGTTCAATCTGATTTTCAAATGATAAAGTTATGAACTGCCCCAGATGGGTCTTGCTCTGGGTCAGGATGTAGTCGGTCTTGTCCCCCACCACCTTGTCATAGAGAGCCTCCTCCCTTGCGAAGTTCCTCTTCCACTCCAGTTGCCACCTTTTCTGCAGGTTCACCCCAGCAAGGTGATACTTTGCCTCCACAAAGGAGAAGAAGTCCTGCTGGTGCTTGTCCCACCATGCCTGTGCTGGGGTACCACCCCATCCAAAGGAGAGGTCAACCACATGGGATGTCTTTACCAGTATTGTCACTGGGGTGACATAGTTGATGCCTCTGAACAAGTTGTGGTACTCCTTGAGGCAGAACCAGTACACCACCATATTCTGGTCAGCATAGTGCTTGGCAATGGGCAGGTTGATTAGGATGTCCCCCACCCTGCCCTGCTGGATGATCATCACTGAATGGATGTAGAAGTTGTTGGCTTTCCGTCTCTGGTAGAGTTGGGCATCAAAGCCTGAGTCCTTCTCATTCCTCTGGTAGAGATCATCCCAAGGGGTGTCCTTGTTGTAAGGGTGCTGGTGTTCAATGATCACCTCCTTGAAATATGCCTCCCTGTTGAACATCCTGCTCACCTCAGTGTACTCCGTATCACACCACATGGTTCTGTAGGCTGGGTGGTAAATATATCCCCATCTGTCATACCACCTCTTGCCCATGATGCTCAGGGTGTTGATGTGGTCTTTCTGGTGCCCATCCCAGAAATGCAGCACCCCATCCAGATCTGGAAAGTGCTGATCCATTCTCTGCCTGATGATGGTGTCCCAGCCCTTGACTTGAGGGATCATATCATCTGAAACCAGCAGCAGGATATCCCAGTCATCGGGGGGCACATCGGCATTGCAAGCCTCAATCTTTGTTCTGGAGTTGCCATAGTGGTACTCCAGATTCGGGATATCATCCATGACCTGTTTCACTGCTGGGTTGTTCATCTCTGGGTCATCTTGATCGCAGGAGATGACAAACCTGATCTGGTCAAGATCATCAGCCATGCTGATATACTTACCCAGTGTCTGGAAGAACTTCTCCCTCCTGCTCCTGATAGGGAATTTCACAAGTATTTTCATGCTTTTCGGTTTTTGTTAAATATTCTTCTGATTACATATCCTCTACCTATCGACACAACGGTGAACACAGTGGTGATGATCACATTCTGGTCAAGCCTTACAGGAATGCCCATCAGTGGGTAGATTATTATCTGGATTAGAAAACTGCCAACAAACCCTGCTGCTGTGTTGGTTATTGCCTCAATGAGGCTGTGTTTACGCTGTTGCATCTTGGTGCTTTTCAAAGTAAAACCTGCCATCCCATGGATGGACTGTGATGATGCCCAGCCCCTGCAGAACCATGCCCTTGGAGTGGGATGCAAACATCAACTGGTGGCTGGAGGCAAGATTCTTGATAAAATGCCTCAAGCCCTCAATGTCATTGCCCCCCTTGTAGTTGTTGCAGTATCTGCAGGAGGGCATCAGGTTGTCAATGTGGTGGATATCCTCATAGATGGGTCTATTGTCAGTTGTCCAGCCAATCTGCTTCATGGAACCCTGTGGCTTGGCATGGTCAACTTGCATCTCCCTGAGGGTGATCTGCCTGCCACAGTAGGCACAATGTCCCCCACATTTCCGATGGACTGCCTGCCTGATCTTTTTGCCCAGTGCCTTGCTCATTTGTACTGCTTGTATTTCTCAATGATGTGGATCAACTCCCATCGATTCCACTTGAATCCCCTGAGATTGGAAAGCCTGTCCAGTTCCTCAACCCTCCCCAGCCCGATTCTACTGATCAATCCCACCCTGTATTTGTGGACATTCCCAGAGCCAAAGTAGTTGCAGGGCATACACTGCCCATGCACATTGTCTTCATGGAACCTGAGCCTTGGTACAGCCCCAGCAGAGTAGAAATGCCCTGCCTGCAGGTATGTCCAAGCCCCACAGGAGATGCAGGGTTGCCTGTCATCCCTTTCCCTGATGTAAGCATTGAAATGCTTGGTGGCTTTCTTGATCAGGGTGGGCACAGAATATTTTCTGTACTTTTGGATGGTATTGGCATCCAGTTCAAAATCTGCACTCATTCTCCAGTTGTTGTTTTTTATCCAGCACCTTCTCCCAGAACCCATTAAAGTCTATCTCATTGATCGGAAATATGCTGGAAATCCTTGTTCTGTACTGCTTGTTGAATTTGTGGTTGCTGACCATCTGGGACAGTCCATGGTAGAAATTGGAGGTGTTCAGCCCCCCAAAGTGTCTGGTGACACTTCTGATGTCATGATGCAGTTCCAGCACAAAGTAGATGATCAAGAAGTGCCTTGCCTCTACGATGTCCCTTTTTCTGCATTTGCAGTAGACCTTTTCAACAGAGAGGCTGAAATGCTCACTCACTTTCTGGATGATCTCTGATTCACTGATAGATAGTTCCATAGTCATAAAATATGTGTTCATTTCACTCCTCCTTGCCAATGGGGCAGTCTGGCTTGGTGCACCAATCAATGGTGTTCTTATGATGCCAACACCTTAAGCCCTCCCTCAGTGGGCATGATTCTGCCCATACAGGGCACTGTGTCAGGTCTGGTTCTTCAATCCTGACCTTGCAGACGATCTTTGATCGCTGCTTTTTGTAGGCTGCGATACTACTGCTCATCTTTCTGAAAATAGTCACACACATGGTTCACTCTGATATCTGTGGCAGGGGAATGGCTCAAGCCACCCCTGCCCATTTTTGCACATTTATGATACTTGCCAGCATACTTCCTGATGCATAACCATGCACAGTTCTTGCACCTCTCTGGGCTCCCTTTTTCTGCCTTTCGGTAGTGGGAGAGCCTTGTCCATCTGGACAGGATCGTGTCACCCTTTCTTGGGTTGTCCTTAGGAATGGGGATGTCCCCTCCAAATAGATCAGGCATGGGTGCTCCTTTCTGCATAGAATTTATCCACTGCCCTTGAGAAACCTTCCAAGGCACAGTCAGCCACCCTCAGGCTGTTGATAAGGCTGTCGCATTCCTTGCTCAGGGTCTTGCAGTTTTCAATCACAGCGTTAAGGCTGTCCTCCAATTGATGCTCAGTCCCACCTTGGGAAGATGAGGGCACTGAGGGGCTGTTTTGGGGCTCATTTGCCCCATTTTGGGTCTCACTGTCTGTCATGATTCAAATATTTTTGCTTGGATTCCTTTTAAGCACTCCTTGAGTCCGTTGGCAGCAGCGGTGATGGCTGCAGCCCGTTCCTCAAGGCTCTTGATTTGCTTTCTGATTTCAGTGGGGTCTTTGGAAATATAGTACCCCTTGGAAGTGGCAATCAGAGGAACCCCAGCCACCCTGATCAGGTTGCAGAGTTTCCTCATTCTTGCTCCAGTGAGTTTGATCCCTTTCTCAGCCAGCCTTGATCTGATCTCAGGCTCCTTGATAGGGTTCCCCTTCCCATGGTTGTAGAAACCCTTGATCAGTTTATTGATCAGGCTTTTCTCCTCTGTGGTCAGGTCTTTGGTGATCTGTTCAAAGTTGGTGATCATGGCTCCTCTCCTTTCTCAAAGACATTCTCCATGGTGATGTCATGGTAGTCACAGATTTCCTGCATCCACAGCCCAATGTAGCCATCCTTGAGGACACAATCAATGCCCTCCTCATCTGTGATGGTGCTCCCGATGAGGTCATTGAATTCTTTCAGGTCATAGAATGAGACAAAGATGATCACATCCTGCCTGTCACCATTACTCCTCCAGTGCCATTCAGTAGAGGTGCTCTTTATCCATCTATAGAGTTGCAATTCTGTCATGGCTGCTCCTCCTCTTCTTCTTCTGGTACAGGGGTGGTGTCCACCCAGCCTGCCTGCAGATCAAGGTAATCCGTGAGGGCTCCAGTGTAGTCCATGAAATTGTCCCAGTCATCTGCACAGCGGTAAACCACCCATGCAGCCTCCCCAGTGGGGTGGACTTCCTTGACAATCCCATTCTCTTGTTCGGGATCTGGTGCTCCCTGATAGGGAATGTAGTGCACCTTGTCCCCCTTTTTGAAATCTTTCTTAACTCCCATGATCTTGACTTTTAATGGTTTCCAGTTCTGTTTGTAGCCCCTCCACCTCCTCCCCCAGTGATTCAACCTTTTCATTGAGTTCACTGATCTCATCATCCTTGGCTTTCATACATTTGGGGCAGGCATTCACTGTGACCTGTAGGGCTGACCTGTTCCTGCTGTTTCTGGTGTCACTCTCTTGGCATAGTCCAGCCCCACAAGTGCCACAGTAGACCTCAAATTCTATTTCTGTAGTGAATGATGGCATCTCAGACCTCCTTTTCCTTTGGCTTTTCCAGCCTGATCTGAATGTGATCATGGTAGTTGGGGGAGGAGATCACCTCCTGCGACATGAACCCTGTGGTTTTGTCCACCAGCAGCCTGTCGACCAGTTCCCCCACCGTCTCTTGCGGATCGCATTCATGGGCAACCCACTGCTCCATACCATGATCTCCAAGGTTGGCTACGGTCTTGACCATTATCGATATCCTCATGACAGCCCTCCTTCCTTTTCGATCCTGTCCACCTCTGCCTGCATCTCCTCAATCGTTGGGGAATATCCCTGCCCCTTCCTGCGACAGATGGATCTGTGTGCCTCATTGATGATCTTCCTCACATCAGTCTGCTTGATTCGGTTCTTGGTGTCGATATCCACCTCTTTCCAGCCCTGAGTTCCCTTCCATGGAAGTGGATCAATTGGGGTCACACCTTCGTAGATGTGGCAGTATAGGTCAGGATGAAATTGCACGAAACACCTGCCTTCATCCTCCTTTTTCATGGGTCTGCAATCAACCAGCCTGCCCACTGCAATGGCAACTCCTGCCCTGTAGTGACTCAGGAAGTGGTCAAAATTCCTGCCCAGCGTCTCCGTCACCCTAACAATCTGGGCATCTCCTGCGATATTATGCACCTGACTGAAATTATACCCAGTCTTGCTGGC